CCCTCCATTTTTGAATTTCTATAGTTTTAGTAATGTATTTTGTATCTATCTTATGCAGCACCGTTGGAAGCTTTGCAATAGATACATTATAATCTGCTTGATTTGCAAGTATAGTAGCATTTTGAACGTGTAAATAAGCGTCACTTTCGCTTAATTTACTTTGTAGAACTTCCTTATCTTTATTAAGAGATAATATCTCATTGTTTAACTGTTTTATATATACAAGTAAAACACTAGCTACTAAAACGATTGCAATTTCTAACCAATATTTTCTAATAAACAATAGATACATTTATTATCCTTTACCAATATTTAAAATTTTTAGATTCAACTTTCGCATATTGTTCTCCATATTTGAAAATTCTTTGTGAGTAATCATAGTTGATATCGCAGTTACTTCTGCAAGTAGTAACTCCTTTATAAGTAAAGCAACTTTGTCCTCTTTGACACTGCAGCTTAGCTTTATCCCACTTCGCTATTTTAGCACGATTAATTTCTTTTAGAACTAATCCTCCACCGTTATATATTTGATACGTAACCCATAATCCATATTTAGGTATATAGACTGACTTCATTATGATTGCTTGAGCTTTTAGTTGATCTGGGATTGCAGTAATACTTTCTATGCCTTTGGCTCTAAGAGGTTTTTGCCAAACACGATATGTAATCTGTGGTAGTCCTTCTGAACCAATACCGTCATTGGATATAATATTTCTACATCCACTCTCTTGTTGCAATTGACCTACACCATATTGATAAGGAAAATCTACCCCAAATTGAGAGTAATGTGCTTTTCGTACTTCTTGAATATATAACTCACATCTTTGTGCGTAAGCAAATGAAATCGCTATAATAAGAAGTACAAAATATTTCATCATCCACCCATTGCAAAGCAGTAGATAACGATTAAATAAAATGCTATAACTGCGCTAGTAAGTTGCCATTTATAATCATTGTTCCAATTTACTTCTGGTAAGATAGATTTTCTAATAATATGGGCAGTTAAGACTCCAGCCGTAACTAATAAGAACTTAGATAGTACGAGTTGAATTACAGCAGGCAAACTCTCATAATATCCACCCACGAATACATATACTAATACTAAAGTTACGGACAAAATAAACCAAACTCTTTTTAATTCTTTCATTATAAGTTAACCTTTATTATAAGTGCCATAACTGCACCAAATACAGATGTTATTAACATCCAAACAATTTTACTTAAATTCTTTTCTATTTGTTCTATTCTTTTGTTTTGACGTATCATACTATCACGGTCTATTACTGTATGAGAACCAAACTCTTGTCTTAGCATACGAATATCTGAAGATATCTCATTTTGCTTTTCTATAGCAGTTTCTATCTTTGATAGAGTCTTATTCATCTGCTTTAATTCTTGGTTCAAGAGAATATGTTCTCCTTCTAACTTTTGTATTCTAGGTGCCATATCCATATCACACATCCTTACCCTTTATTTGTACAAATTTCATCATATCTGTCGTATCTTTTTTCCAATGAGAAGCACCAAAAAATCTAACTGCATAATAAATAAAATATGCTTTCATTTTAGATGTTCCATTAAACAATAGCATCTCTTTCAATAGCTTATCACACTCTAATCTTGGTTTCTGCATAAGAGTGTATAAACCATCGTGGATGATTGAAGGTTTTAGTAAATCGTTTTCTAAAGGATTACCGATAATACTCCATAATATTTTTGGAATAGATGCGCCATCAGTTATGAAATTAGATTTAACAATTACTTCAATATAGTCATTCTCATAACTAAAATCATATTCTAGTTTCCATAATCCACTTTTCATTTCTTCTAGGAATACATCTCCATCAAATAATTTCATTAGAAAGCAACTCCATCTAGAACAGCTTGAAATTCTGTATCGGTAGGAATAGTAGTTGCAGTTTTTTGATAAGTACGAACAGCTTTCCAGATATTATCTGCGTACGCTATAAATTTATTTGCAATAGCATTATGCTGACTCTCTGTGTTTATTGCATACTTTGAAAAAGCGTCAATGTCTTTAAACTTCACACCGTTTGCCAAATTATAAGCGTCTATTTTGCTTTGTATATAAGCGTCTGTTGTACTTTCTAAGTGTGCTACTGATTTAGCTAAAAGTTCTGCATCTGTAAACTCTGGTTCAGGAGTGTTGCCCTCTAATAGCCAAGCTATAATATCTTCTCTTTCCATATTTCCTGACGCATCAGGAACTGATATATTCCCATTTACTAGCCAACCATTACCTTGCATTTTAACTGATGTAATTTCCATTGTTTAATCCTTTTTTATAGTTCTGATGATACTTCTAAATATGCACCTTGTGTAATAAACTCTATACACGTACTAGTTGCTGTAAAATTAGAACCTACATTCCAATCAATTGACCTTGCATATTTTGTTGAGTTGTTATTAATCATAGACGTCACAGCCTGTTGAGTAACACCATTCCATAAGTTTATTGTGCCGCTATATGAAACTGATGGTGTTGCTCTCATCTCAACTGGATGTTGGTCTGTTAATCTAAATCCACCAGCTTGGCCATTAGTAGTAACCCCAGTAGCACCAGAAGCTTCATTATCATAAGGCGAAGAGCGTCCAAGTATTGCTTTAATTCTATAATAATACCTAGTACAAGCCTCAATCTCTCCACCAAACTCTCCATCATACGGATACCAACCATTAGTGGCTACTGAACCATCTTCAATCTTGACTTGAGCAATATCAAATATTCCAGATTGTTGACCCAAGTTAGCAGTACGATAATTATTATTACTACCAGCATCGAACCAAAAAGTTAATCCGCTAGAAGTAGTTTGAACTCCATCTGTACCTAAAGTTTTACCAATAATAGATGGAATAGTTACAGTAATAGTTTTCTTCTGCCAAGTTGTAGTTAGAGCTACTAATTGCGAGTTATTCGTAGTAGATGCACTTGGACTCCCACCAGTTCCAAAACGTTGCCAAAACTCAATAGCAATATTTTTATTAGCATCTGCCTTAGCCCAAAATGATAAAGTAACTGTTTTTCCTGCTAGTAGATTAATGTTTTCAATTGTTTGTAGTTTAGAAACATAATTATTTACACCAGCCACACTAGATACTGCCGTTCTACTAAAATACATAGCATTAAACAATACTCTTTCTGTGTCTGTACAAGTTGCTTGAGAATGTGTTTCTGTTGAGCCTGAGTTATTATTTTGCCATCTATTATCAGAACCGTACCCAGCTACAGTCTGACTTGTAGCATAATCCCATTTATCAAAGTTACCATTTATTATATAGTTTCTTCTACCACCTGCTTGAATCACGTTATGCAGATTTTGAGCAATAGTTGCCACGCTATCAGTATCAAGTGCTGAGATCCCATGATTCACTAGAAATTGAGCAACCGCTGAGCTGATTTTAGAAGTTTGCTGTAAAACTTTATTTACAAGCTGAGAGCGCAACAGTTTTGTAGTGTATCCGTTCCCGTAAACTCTATCATTATCTGCTGTGTAATTAGTTAGAGATAGTTTATTTACGCCATCCGTTCCACTATCTCCAAAAGTTTGGTAGTCATTTTGTGCCATAAGAATTATCCTTTTTTATAAAAATGTAACCCATTCGCCAGTATCCCAACCACCAGCTAAGGCAGTTATAGGATTATCCAAAATGGCTACGTTATTGTTTACTTGTGAGTATTGTACCAAAACGCCGAACGGTGCTAAATTTACTATCTTTTGCGAGATGATAGCTTGCTGAATTAAGCTCAAATTTCCTACAAACGTAATATCGCAATTCATATTTTGATCGTCAATAACGACCGCGTTCACGCCTAGTAAATTTAAAATCTTATATGCAGTTGCCGACGTGCCATCGAAGTGATTTTGAGCGATTTTAAGCATCAATAAAAATCTATAATCGGCATCATCTAGGAGCGATATAGTTGTCAAAGCGTCATATTCATTAAACCATACGCCAGTGTCCCATCCGCCGTACAAATCAGTATCCCAATTGTCAGGCTGTAATTGTATCGGAACTTGTAGCGCTCTTGACTGTCCGATCCACCCGCCTAGGATATCGAGCATATAGCCCGTAGCGGTATTTATATTTAGATCGAGCGATAATTGTTCTATATCGTCAAACGGTTGAGTTAGCCCGTTTACAATCGCCAAGAAATTCGGCTTTTGATGCTCTGATGTTATGTACCCTACATACTGATTCATCACGCTACCGTTATAGCTACATTACTTACAGCGAGTGCCGCCGCTTGATTATATGGCACTACGATATCCGCAACACCGAGTGATCCAGATAATAAACCAATCTGTAAAGATGTAATATTATAAGTTTGTCCGAGTGCCGAGCCGTTTAGGTTTGCCACCGTATAGAGCTTGCTATATAAAACATCATCGCCGATATTTAATCCACTAATGAAAGTTGAAAGAGCAGTTTGTATCGCCGTAAGCGTTGAGCTTATATATCCAGCTAATGGATGAATAGTAATCGCCATTTTTAAATTATCATAAGTCAACACGGAAAAGTTAGTTTGAGATGCGATACCCATTGAGTCGGTTGTTGTATATGTGCTCGTTCCGTATGTGTAGCACCCGATTGTCTTTCTTAGTGCGATCTGATTTGCAATAGTTTGACCATCGCCACCCTCGACAACCGCCGCTATAGAATGAGCAGGGATACCGTTTGCATCTGTGGCACTAGCTGGATTTTCATAAACCGCCGCCCTCGTAACGCTCAATACAGATAATAAACCGCCCAATAATCCGCCGATAGCTGTTACTGATGGCAGCGCAGTGGACAACGCTTGTCTTTGTCTTAGTGAGTAGTCACTCTCTGCATCCGTTCCCGTTGTCGCTGCGTTCACATTATTGACCGTCAACCATCCAAAAATAGGAGTGTTAATTTGGTTGATCGTATTCGCCAAAGCAGCGACCGCCCCCGCCGTTACACACGTTGCAAGAAGTAAAGCTGTGCCCGTACTATCGAGTACACCGTCCGCTATATCCCAAGTATTTCCATTTGCGTCTTTAGCTGATGCCCCACTAATTACCGTTCCAACTGTTCCCGTTAAGGTTAACGTGACCGTTGAATTTGTTGCAGGGTGTATAGTTATCCCGTTAATCAAAACTTCATTTGCAAGCTGAACGCCTTGTGCATAAGTCGGGGATAATGAATTGATGACCGCTGCAAAAGTTTGATTGTTGTCGTACATCGCAGCAGCGAAAGCGGCGATAAGTTGCCCGTCTTGGCTGTCTGGTGCTATATAGATATCCGTTCCGTAAATATTAGTAAATATATTTTGAACGTATGTGAGGGTAGTTGGATAGTCTGAATAGTTCCAGCCTGATGCGTCAAGTGTTGCTAAGACTCCCATTAGAATGCCCCCGTGATATCGGCCGTGCCGTAGATTGTCGATATTGTAGCACTAACTACATAGCTTCTATCATTTCCGTTGTAGATGCCTTGAAAATACAGAATGCTATCTACTCCCTGCGTCTCTAAAATGCGCTTTTTGATTAGCTGATCGATAGTGTCCTGCGTATATTTACCGAGCATCCCCGACATATACGGCGTTCCCTCGGTAACATCAAGAAACCATTCGCCCTCCCATAACTTAAAGCGAGTTTGCACGGCCTGAACTACTGCATCCGTGCTATCTTTCAAATAATTTGCAAGTCCACTTCCAAAAGTAAAATCTCCATTAGTATCTAGTTGTCTATAAGTCATTAGTTTGGTGCTCCTGTGCTTCCGCTTCCTGTTTGCACGCCCGAGTGAGTGTGAGTATGAAGGGATGTACCTTGTCCTTTAACATCCCCCGTGACCGTCAAATCTCCGTTTATAATAGTATGGGTTGCTGTGATCGAAATCGCACCTGATGTTAAGCTTATTTTTGTAGTGCCGTCAAACGTGCGAACTTCCACGGCTGTCGTTGAGTAGTTTGGGATAACCCTTGCTTGACTATTAAAGCCGATAATTGCCATACCATCGCTTAGATCGTGCATTCGTTGTTCCGCCTGCGGTTGTACGCCGCCCATTGACCACCAACCATCGATACAACGAGAAGAGAAAACAATTAAACACTCACTACCTTCAAGATTTGGCATAGTGACAACGAACCCCGAACCCCCGAAACTTTGAAACGGAACATCAACTAAAACGGGCAGATTTATATCGGATATATAGCCATCATCATCCGTTATTTTTCCCATAATTGTCGGCTGTGCAGTTATCGTTTGCTTTGCGTAATTGACGGTTAATATCTTAGCAGGCAACGCCGTCCAGAGTTTCGCCTGCACGCCTTCAATCGCATTTCTTAGTGTTTCTTGTTCGTCATTGAGTCTTTCTTTTGCGTGTATCATTTCTTACCCTTTTTCTTGCCTGTTGTAGCTACCTTCTTAATCGTTGCGTCCACATCTAAACAAACTATCTCGCTGTACCAATCTGTCCCGTAAGTGTCGCCCACAAAACTTGCCCCGATAATTTTATAAGACCCATCTTTTGCAACTAAAGCGAGTTTATCTGTATCCGCACCATCAACGGGCGGGTTTTTGCTTGTATCCGCTTTCTTTAACTGTATTTTAGCCAAAGACACGTCCGCCTCGTTGATTATGACGTGTGCCCCGATCTTTAACATTGGATTGAGTAGAGCTTTTGCGTTTATCCCTTTTGTCGATTGTTCAGCCCCGCCGATTAATCCGCTTTGAGAATTTAGTACAACGGCTTGATTTGGTAGCAGTGAAATTTTGCCTAGCACCTGAAGTTGTCCATCTTGTATGCTCCAGTCTTGATCGTTGGAATATGCCGAAGTCCTTAAAACATCTTTAGCGTGTCCGTACATAACTTTACCACGCGGTAACTTCTGCCCCGCTGTGTCAATATGACCTACACCCACACCCATCGCTTTTGATGCCACTACTATGTGATCGCGTTGAGAACTGCCAGCGGATAAAGTAACATTTACTATCGCACTATTATAAGCTTGATCGCCATCGCTTGCAGATATCATCACGTATGTGTCTGTTCCGACTTCACGGCCTCGTTTGCTTTGCGTAATTTCTCCGTCAAAAATCACGCCATAGTGATCTTGATATCCCGCTTGCAAAGTTACCCGCGTGAACTCGTTTATGATTTGATTTTCTGTCTCTTGTGCTAAATTATAGATTTTTATTTGCGCTTGATTTGGCGTTTCGTTTTCTGTCTTTCTTATCTCAAACGAAATTCTAAGTTTTGATAAATCGAGAGCATCGCCTTGACCTGAAACGATTAAACTGCAATATCTCATCCATTGTTGCATATTAAATATCCGTTACAAAATAAAGATTTGCGTCAGTGCCGAGATTGTCATAATTTGGAACGTCCGTACTGCCCGTATTAATAACATATAAACTACCGCCGAAGCCGAGATTAGCGTGCGGCTCTAGCAAGTCTCTTCCAGTCGTCAAGGGAATGTTACCGACTAAAGGAATACTATCTACATCTGCGATATCAAGTACCCAGCCCTGTTTTTCATTCCATTTTGAAGTCAAATTATAATTTATCCCATTTATCGGAATAGAAAAAGTTTGTGGGATATTTGTTAGTGGTATTTGAGATACTGTCATAGTGTCCATTTTCCTGTAAAAAAGTCTGTGCCTATAGTTTTTATTTCTTTAGCTATAGAGATATTCGGATCAATCGGCTTCTTTGTTGGAATGTCTTTAGCCGTTTTCGACCCCGATTTTGCAGTACCGCCCGTTTTCTTTGCGTTCTTATGCTTTGATCGAGGTGGTACATTTGTAACAACTACACTAACTATTATAACCTCTCTCAATTCCCCAGATATTGATAACACGTTTTCAGTGTGCTGGTCGGTTGTAGAGCTTAAAGATATCAACTGCATATTGTTATAAATACGCTTTGGAGTCATCACGTCAAAAAGTGCCGTGCTTGCTTGCAAATCTAAAAGCTTTTTGTAAGTAGTGCTCAAATCTGACGTGCTCCCAGCTTTAAACATCATAGAAAGTTTTAAAGATATCGGCTTTCTATATTTATGATCTGATATTGATGCGCCTTGCTGTACGGGATGCGC